CCCACAGAAGTACTCGTTTATTGACGTAAATCGTAAGAAGCGTGAGTATGTGAGAAAGGGTGCATACGAAAAGGCTTTGGCTAAGAATAAGGCTGAGAGGGAAAGGAGGGCACAGCCAACGTGGTCGCAGAAGGCTCGATGGAAGAGGGCAGATCGAGGTCAACCTTTTAACATGAAGACACCTCAAAACGTAAGGAACGCCATAAAGGCTGGTAAGAACATGAAGTTTGTTGGAGGCCGTTTCAAGACGGTCACACCTAAGGCTACATGGTCAAACGCGAATAATAAACGATTCATGGAATTATTGGCACGGGAAAAGAACGCTATGAAAAAACGTGCAAATAAGATGAACCAATCAAAGCCTCTCAAGAATGGACCAACCAATCCAGCGGTTGCGTACGCGCACAAAACTCCTAAGGCTAAGACTTCCACAGCTGAAAAGAAAATAGGAAATTACGTTAACGGTCTAACAAAGAAGGAACACGAAATGCTCAAAAAGAAGATCTGTGATTAAATTGTCTGAATATTGTAAATGTTACTCGTGATTATACTCATCATTCTAAATGTCTACATTCTCTTAGAGACGGGTAACAAGCCTGTTACGGTGGCCACTTCGAATGAAAAATGGATTGTTTATGGGACCATGGACTGCGGATGGACTCGTAAGCAATTAGAATTTATGAAGAATTCTGGTAAACAATTTGAGTTTATCGATTGCGCTAATAATGATTGTGCTGGTGTCGATGGTTTTCCAACCATTATTCACCCAGATGGTAAAAAATCCGTCGGTTATACCGAAGTTTAACGGTCAAGACCAGAAATTACCCTGATGGAAATGGAGAGGATGAAAGCATCAAGCATGGAGTTGATAGGCTTGAGCACGGTAATGTGCTTGACAAGCGAGGAGTTCCACACAAGGCGGAGGATGAAGGTGCTGATAAGGATGGAGAGCACGAAGACGAGGAGCTCCCTCACGATATCAGACTTGTTTTCAGACTTGGCAAGGTTGGCGAACATTTATTAATAACTGATATTTTTTTCTAGCTACACTATAAGATGCCCAAGAAGACCAAGGAACTTCCCTTGAGTGGGTCTGAAAGCAAATTTTCAAATCGCCGCTGGGGTTCTAACAAAGGTATACCAAACAACAACTGTTACGCGTATGCGGTAGGTGATTACATGGCATACCGTTGGCAAAAATCCATCCCAGGTGATCGGTCTGGGTTATCTAACGTCAGACATGATTACACCACTTGTAAAGATCTCCCAAGGCGCGTTATTTCGGACAACCCCAAGTCGGTATATAAGGTTGACGGGGACAAGAAATGCAAGAAGGGTTACTATAAGATCATGATGTTCGTATCGTCTGGTCGGCCCACAAATTATATTCGACAAGGTGACTTCCACTTTTACAAGCAACATGGCGTCGTTGAATATAAAATCAAGCCTGGTGATACTATTAAGTCTGTGGCAAGTTTCTTTAAGATACCCGAATACAGGGTTAAGAAGGCTGGTCCATTCAAGGTTGGAAAACGTATAGTTTTCAAGGCTAATGTTTTTAGTCACAAGCGTGGCTGGGCCACTGGACCCCTCTTAGGTGATGCGAATGGTAAGGTGATTAAGGATCCTCGTACTGCGTCTAGGAAGTATAAAGAATTAGACTACGATAAGTACTGCTCAGCTTTCTGCGTCAAGGACAGAGGAATCAAAGTCGGCAAGGGCTATCCCAAGGTCTGATAGAATACTGTTTAAATCTAGAACATCATCTGCGTCAAAGGATATGTCAAACATATCCAAAACATTTAGCATAGACTCCTCGTTTAATGAGACGACGTTAGAAACTTGTGTGTAGTTATTATGAATCGTGACTTCCACTTTAAACTGTGAAACGTCAAATACTTTTCTACACGTTGGGCAGGTGTTCTTACCTTGGGCTTTCCATCTCTCTAGACAGTGGGAATGAAATACATGTCCGCAACGAATCGGAGGATTGTTCCTCGTTGACTTCACTTCATTGAGGCATATAGCACATGTCGACATTCTAGAGTATGGTGTTAAAGTTTTTCCTGTGATTTAGCTCAGTTAGTAGATCTTGGAGGCATCCACGAGAGGCTTGTCACAGCTATTGCATTTGTCATTCTTACCCTGTTGATCTTGGATCTGGGAAAGGAGTTCGGGTCCTTGCTTTTGAAGGAGCTGCCTGTAAGAATAGTTGTCCTCAAAAGGAATGCTATTCTGCTTCATCACATAGTTGTTGAAAAGTTGGGCTGAAGTATTGATAGTGAAACAACGTCCGTCGGCCATACCAAGTCGCTGCGACATTTTTAATTACTATTACTTCAGAAATTAATTTGTCTGTTCGTGATTGTTTTTACCCAAGAATTGAATCCCTTCTCCTTAAAATGATGGATAAGAGGCTCGCATTTATAGCCCAAGAAAACATCAAACACATCAGTGTCCTCTGTTCGTGAAACACGGATTTCGGGATTCTCATTGATGTGTTGGTTAATGATATTGTAAGCAAAAGCAATCTCCTTGAGAGTCTCTGCTCCGGTGATAATGATTTTTCCTGTGGAAAAGATGCTGCATGTGATCTCCTTCATCTCATGAGCTGGCTTGAACTTGATTTTCACGGCTGAATAGCGATCTGGCTCGAAGGAGACTTTGAATATGTCACTGTAGCTTTCGAACCAATCAGCTACCTTCATGAGGTTGATGTTGTAGTTTAGGGAAAAGTTGCTGTTGATCATGACGACTCTGAAAGAGTCAACTGGAACTTTGATTTCCAGATTCAAAAAGACTTTGAAGATGTGAATAAGCTGTGTAATGATACGCTTGCAATCAAAGAGATCACAACAACCGGCAACCTGGATAGAGCCATTGGGAAAAACTTTGACAGACTTAGTACTATAGGAATCGTGATAGGTCAATGTAACTTGATTGTAAAATGTTGTTGGTTTCAGCTTCCACTCAAAACCACCATTGGTGCTGCCATCAGTGCCACAACGCTTCATCTTGTATGTGCCAATAGCTTCAAAGACTTTACGAAGACGCTTGATGTCAATATTTTGAACGAAGTTGGAAACCATTGTGATTGTTGTAATCTTTATCCACGAAGGTCTTATGTCTTCGGGTAGGCCTTTCCTAAACTCGTCAATGGTGAGGAGATAGGAAAATGAGTTGTTTGCGATAGTAGAGTACATTTGTACATAAAATAAAGAACACTTAGAATGTAACTTAGGTGTTTAAAGAATATATTCTTTATGTGAGTAGATGAGTTCTTTCTTTAAATGTGCAAAAGTTGTACATGACGTTGAATCTGATCTCACTTACGTGGAAATTGTTTACGATTCTTACATTCGTGGAAAGGGGTATCAAACATTCACGGATTACATGAATACCGAGCCATTGGCTGATTGGCAGGTATTCGAGTCTAAGAAACATTCGATCCCCTATCTCAAATTTTTGGACATTATGGTTTCTAAAACCATTGAGGTTAGACAGAGAATGGCTGAACTACTCCTAGATGAGATTCTCACAACTAAACGTGATTTGAATACATATATCCGTCTCACACACGCTACTAAAATTCTAGATCCCAGCTTCCAGCCACCCATTATAAATATGAAAAGTGCTTGGCAGAGAGATTTCATAACTAAGTTTTGTAAAAAGCATCTACACCATTCTATCGAGGAATGTGTCAAACTAGACCGTTTAGAGTACTTCTTCAACGTCTTACAGTTGATACAACAAGAGCTATAAAGAGCGTGATAAGGAAGATACCAAAGTAAGGAATTCTTTCCTCCTTCGCAATACCAACCTTAATATTTTCATCTGGGCCACAAGTAAAACCCGTGTCAATGTTTCTCCTAGGATGAATGTTGGTGAACACGGTAGATGGCTTCTCGGCAGTCTCACATAATGCGTAGCTGCAATAAACACTCTCATCGGCGCCAACTATACCCTCCCCTGTGGGAGTCTTAGAAAAGTTATCAAAACCCCCGGTCTGTCTTACACTCCCTGGAAGGGAGAAATCATGTTTGACAAATGGGTTGACGTCATTAATAGCATCTTCGTCATTGAGCATAATCTTACTCATAATTACTATTACTTCAGATTATATTTTTTGTCGTTCATTTTAAAACGATGTTCTTCCCACATTTGGTCTAGATCGACATTTAACATATGTGCGAGTTGAAAGAGGTAACTAAAAACATCCCCCATTTCCATCATCACATCTGTACCACGATCTTTCTTAAGATTCGTCTTTTTGTACATCTTTTTGTATTGCCGAATTGCTGATGCGAGTTCGCCGACTTCCTCAGATAGGAGGAGCCATACAGTATCTATGGGTGCGCGATCCCATCCCTTTGATTTACAAACCTTTTCGGTTTCATTTTTGTAATAGTTAAGACTCATACTTAATTCTTCCTAACCGCGTAACTTTAATATGGTTAACTCATAATCCAATTTTCTTGTTATAAGGGAGCTTCTTTCCAACGGTGCTTGTGTTAATGGGTTGATCAAGAAGGGTCCTCGTAGTGTCAATGTCACTTACATAGGCGATGTATTGACTGACCCCTGTTTGAATTTGGGACAAAGCAGTCTCGATGACACGAGAGTTCATAGCCTTGACTTGCTTATTGACCTCTTTATGATGGTTGCCAGAGTTGTTGATGAAGACGACACGCATGATACCGTAAAGATCATCAGGGTTTTGGTAATCTATAGATATACCAGTACGATCCTTAAAGGCCTGACGAATAGCCTTCTGAAGAAGATTTTTGTTGAATTCAGAAAAGAAAAGTCCGTTCAATGGAGTCTCACACTGTTTCATAGAATTCAGGTGAAGATTACTCATTTAATATACACCCCGAAAAAAATTGTCTGTAGATATTAAATGCTGAACTACTCGGACTTTGATGAGGCTTATGCCAAGGGTCCCAATTCTGTTGACACTATTAAATGCAGTGCTCCCTCCTGCTTTGTTGGTTCGTATCCCCCCGTCGCGAAGCCTGGTGAGACCGGTCCCTTCTTTGTGAATACCTACCTTCTCCAGCCCGATCGTCGCATGGAGACCCTCGGAACGGCTACCGTCCGAAGTGGGGATTTACCTTTGAGAAAGAAGTAAGTTAAAAATAAAATTAGAACATTAGGTATATGAGGGTAATTAAACGCTCAGGTCGTATTGAGGATATGAAATTTGATAATGTCACCAATAGGATCAAGAACTTAACGTATGGACTTTCTGAGAACTGCGATTCTTCCAAGGTTGCGCAACAGGTCTTCTCATCCATGTATGATATGATCAGTGCTCAAGAAATAGATACACTCTCTGCCGAAATTTGTATTGGAATGATTACATCTGACCCAGACTACGAGATTTTAGCCACTCGTATTGTGGCGAGTAATATTCAAAAGGTATGTCCCAACAACTTCCATCTCGCTATGAGGAAACTTTTAAAAGCGGGTATAATTACCGAAGAGGTTTCAGAAGTTGCTTTCAAGGTTAAGGACTCTATTAAGAGTGATAGGGACTTTGATTTTGGGTATTTTGGTATCAAGACTCTCGAGAAGAGTTACCTTCAACGCGTTGATGGACGATTGGTGGAGACTCCACAGTATATGTTTATGCGTGTAG